GTGGTTTCGGCGGATCTAAGCCGAGCCACTGATTTGGTTTCTCATGCATGGAATAAACCCCTGCTTGAGTCTCTACAAATCCGGCTGGGCCTAAGTAAAGAGTGGTTGACCACCGCAGTCATGATGATGAACGCGTATCAGATAACCTACCCTGACGGGAAGGTTGTCCATCGCACAACATCAGGCTGGCTAATGGGTCATCCTCTTACTTGGGCCCTCCTCTGCTTACTTCATAAGCAGATCGCCGTACTCGCTGGTTTGAGAGTATTTAAGATCCGAGGGGACGATTTAATCGGACTAGGAACTGACGAGGCCATCGGACGTTACATGGACTTGATGAAATTGGCTTCTTTCAAAGTTAACGAAAAGAAGACTTTCATCAGTCGGCACGGCGGGATCTTTGCCGAGCTTGCATACGTCCGTCGAGGTGATCGCATCGTACCCTTCCACGTGGGTGCTATCCCGAGAGCTGGTCCGACGGCAGACTTGAGTTCACTCGAGTCTGCTTGGACTACAGCGGAGCTGCTGCCTGCCGCACCACGGCGTCGATTCGTCAACGCATTGTGGTCGGCCTATAAAGGGCCGCTAGCTGCCGCTCGGCGCGAAGGGATTCCCATCACACTACCAAGGATCTTAGGTGGTGTGGGAATCCCCACGCGCTCTGGCTCAATCGGGAAGTACATCGCTGGGAAGGAGAAGATTGCGAAACTCATTCTCTGTGGCGTGACCCCCCTCTCTTCTGCTTGGTCAGATCAATCCGACTACACCGTCAGATCAACGATGGTTACCGGATTTCGGAATCTGACCAAGGATCTTCATCAAAAAGGCGAACTATCTCGTTTCACGCCTCTTACGGAACCCTGGTTAAACAGTAGGGTTCAAGAACGTAAGGCTGAAATGGTTAAGTTCGCCTTAGACACATTTACCCCCGCCACGCTTAAGTCGATAGGCGCTGATTGGGCTCGAGCGAGATCTTTGCTCAAGTCCGTGAAAGCGCCTCCCAAACCTATAGGTGACCAATGGGACTTTGCCAGGATCAGATCGAACCTGGTTAAGTCCACTATGGAGGGAGTCTACAGACCATTTAATGCTGCATTAGAGCGTCCGTTGCCGGACCCTTTCAATCCCGGAGAGGACCTGTACATTGGAAAACGTGATCTACGTATTCCGCCGACGGTCCAATTCGTGAAAGAACTGGTTTCAGCAACTTCTGCTCGTGGTGGGATGGCTAGTGGGGAGTGATACCCCATGTCGCCGCCTCCCAGGGGCAAGCCTGTTAAGGCCCG